ACCAATGTTGCTGATTAAGAATCCATTTCCATCGAGATCACTGGTTAAAACGCCATCAAATGTGCCTGTGGGTCCTTGTGGTCCTGCGTCTCCTTGTGGACCTTGTGGACCTGCATCTCCTTGTGGCCCTTGTGGCCCTTGTGGACCTGCATCTCCTTGTGGCCCTTGTGGACCTTGTGGACCTGCATCTCCTTGTGGACCTTGTGGACCTTGTGGACCTGCATCTCCTTGTGGACCTTGTGGACCTTGTGCGCCGGCTGTGCCCTGTGGGCCTTGTGGTCCAGCTGTGCCCTGTGGGCCTTGCGGTCCTGTGTCACCTATAGGACCAATCGGGCCTTGCGGTCCTTGTGGTCCTGCATCTCCTTGCGGTCCTTGTGGTCCTGCATCTCCTTGTGGACCTTGTGGTCCTGTTACACCCTGTGGGCCTTGTGGGCCTTGTGGGCCTGCGTTACCGATTGGTCCTTGTGGACCTTGTGGTCCTGTTACGCCCTGTGGTCCTTGCGGTCCTTGTGGGCCTGGCACACCAGCAGCGCCTGCCAAGTTAACTGTCCAACTCGAATATGTTCCACTGCCAGCAGTGCTGGTTATGTTTGCTGTCATTGCGCCTGTGCCAGTGGTGTAACTGGTCACAGCGCCGGTCATTTCATTGGTTCCTCCACCGACAGAACTAATGATAATACTTTGGCCAGGCGTGTAAGCCAATCCGGTGTCCACTGTCAATGATTGAACGCCTGTGCCCACAGTTAAACTGGTGTTACTGGTAGTAGAATATTGATCTCCGCGCACACCTTGTGGACCAGTAGGTCCTTGTGGACCAGTAGGTCCTTGTGGTCCTTGTGGTCCTGCTACAGAACTAGGAGCTCCTTGTGGACCTTGTGGGCCAGTGGGTCCTTGCGGTCCTTGCGCTCCCACTCCCTGTGGTCCTTGCGGGCCCTGTGGTCCACGTGGTCCCTGCGATCCTTGTGGTCCTTGTGCGCCCTGTGGACCACGTGGTCCTTGTGGTCCCACTGCTTGTAATCCGTTGGCATAAAAGAATCCATTGCTGGCCACTACGTTGACTGCGCTAACATTGGCTGAACTGATTACAAAACTTGCACCAATGTTGCCAGTGTAAGTTGGTAAAAATGCTGCCACATTGGCATTGCTGTAAGTTGCTGGTAGACCTGTTAACAGACTACCATTGCCTAGGAAATAACCACTTATACTAGTGATATTGCCAGTGACATTCAAGCTAGGCAAATTACTGCTGATACTAGTGACCGCGGCTTCTACTTTTGTGTTGCTGGTCGTGGGATCCAATGAAAATGCAACACCGCCGTTGTTACTTAATAAACCTAGCAGTTGTTGTGCATTGTTTAATATATTTGCGCTGCCAGATCCAATATATAAACCAGGTGTGTTGCTTACTGAGACATTAGCCATTTGATTATTTCCTTATTTTGTGCTGAAACGACGTAGTTGTCTAGGTTGCCAAACACTCCACATTTTGGTATGACCGCCACTCCATTTGCCTTTGTTATTTTGATCCATGACCGTATCCCATGCTTTGTCGAATTTTGCACCCCATACAGCCGCATCTTCAGCCATTTTACGTTTTAGATAATATTCGCGCAATGTGCCGTATATATACCCTTCTGGCCAACTTTGTAACACTACGTTACTTTGAACTTCGGTGACACCATCTTGTTCTAGACTAAACAATTCAGGCCAAGTTGTGTAGTAATACAAATTAACTTCAGCTCCCTCACCTAGGAACGGTGTGAATTCATAGAACTGACCTACTTCTGCAAAATTACCTCTGTATACCTGTGGTATGTTCACAGGATTTAGATACAATTGTGCAATCATTTGTTGTGCAATCATATCACGTTCACCTATACGGTCATATATGATCCATGGGCCTGCTCCTGGACTAGTAGTGGGCCCACCCTGATAGAAAAACACAATAGGTTTTAACATATTGGCAGGAATAGCCACTTGGCCCTGGGAATTAGCAACACCAATAGTGGTATAAGGATTGGTCCTAAGGGCCGGAATTTCTAGATTACGCATACTCATTTCAGCTAGAAAAATACACTGCCGTATTTCTGTGTTATTACTACTGCCTGTAAAGTTTTCTATATAGCTGACTAATGCATCTGCATTTGGGATCAATGTTGACATGTTAAAGTTTTCCTGCAAAATTGGCACCCTGAAAGAATGCCGTTGTTCCAACCTTGGCTGGGTATGGAACTTCTATGGGTATGGGAAGTTTACCGTGGGGATAGCAGACAAACGCTGAATATTCTTGTTCTACTACTCGATAAAATTGTGCTTTAAGAGCACGATCTCGCTTAATTGTGTGCCAGCTCATGCCACCAAAATAATCATTACTGATTTGTATGGCAATAACTTCAGGCAATTCCATCCATTTATAACCTATGCTGCCATCAGGCATCAGAGGTGCCAGTGGATCGATATATCCTGCTTCGGCACGTTTACGGTATTCTGCACACTGTTCGGCGATATATTCGACGTTGAGTTGTTCACGTTTTATATAAAACTTGCCATCTTCGCGGCCAGTTGTAGTTTTAATATTCTTACTTAAATTATAATCTTCACGCTGCCAATCACCTTTCATGGCATTGTATAGTTTATCGTTTTGTAACAATTTATCTGCAATACCATTGTGTGCAGTTACAAGACCGCCCTGGTCTTGTCGATAAGCTCGAGGATCATGATCGGGAATTTCGCCGTCGATTATTTCTGATTGATTAGGAATGAATTCGTTCATATGTTTATTTATTGCCGTAAGAAAAGGGTCCGCAGACCCTTTTCTTGTTCATCTAATCAATTACGATCAGAATGAGTTTGAATCCCAAGCATTTAGACGAACAACGTTTGTGCTTGAACGGATACCGCCAAGAACAGAACTTGCGCCGCCATTGCCAGAACCAAAACTCACGCTTTGACCTGCAACGCCGATGTCGTGTAGAACACCAACACCTGCTGGGTTACGAACAATTAATGTTCCTTCCATGATGAACTGGTCTAAACTAGCGTCAGCGTTTGAGAACACTTCGTTGTTAGGACCTAGGTCACGCAAGCTACCCCACTGTAGAACTTCTTCGTTCAAGAAGTAGATTTGGTTACCAGCACCAACTTGATCCATGATCCAAGAATCAAAGATTTCGTAGGTGTAGTTGAAATCGCCTTCGTAGGTAGCAATTGTGTCACCACGTTCAGCGTTAACACGGTTAATGCTACGGCTTGTAGGCATTGTGTCGCTTAGGTGTGTGCGTAGGCTTGTTGGGCAAACGATAGTGCGAATCTTCGCATTGAAACGCTGCTCAGCAGTTGTAACCAATTGCTTGTATAGGCTAGGAGCAAACTGTTGTAGTGTGCCAGTGTAGCTGTAGTAGCTAGAACCTAGGCCTTCACCTGTGTTGGTCAAAGTGCCGCTGCTCAATGATCCACCAACGATCCAAGTGTTAGCTGCACCGTTTGTAGTAGCATCGCTGGACTCGTTGTTGAAAACGGTCAAGTAGCTAGTGCCAGTTGCTGGGTTAAACGAATGAGTTCCAGCAAAAGCGTTCAAAGAACCCATACGACGACCAGTTGCTACAGCAGGACCAACACCATTGGTGTCAGCTACTTTAACGTTGGCACTAGTGTTTGCAGGAACAGTTACGTTACCGCTGGTTCCACCAGCTGTAGGAATGCTGATACCTAAAGCAGCACCGCTTTGTCCACTATACTTGGTTCCGATCTGGTCATTACGAACGATCTGAGCTTCTACGTCGAACATCAATTCGATCAATTGCTTGACTTCTTGATATGCTTGTGGATCTCCACCAGATTGCTCAACAGCGCGAGCAGTTCCAGTAGAACCAACTACTGTGCTGAAAATCTGTGTGTAGTTGCCTAAGTTAGCACGACTTTGTGCTTCTACTAGGCTAGAGCTAACAGCAGCACCTTCCAATTGAGCTTGGATCTGTGGTGTGCGGTAAACGTCATTGGTCCATAGAGGCAAAGTAGAAACTACTTTACGCTTTTTAGCCATACACATGTTAAGAACAGGGGTATCGTCCTTGACACGGTTACTAACGTCTAAGTCTAAGTCTTTAACAACGATATCGGTTTGGTAAGCACCTGTGCCATTGCCGATCGCTGTGGTTGAATTGTATGCCATTTTATTTTTCCTTTGTTAATAGCGTTTTATCTTCCACCTCTTTGTGCCCGTAATGCCTGCATCTTGGCCACTAAGAGATTGTCTTGGGCTTTTTTATCGCCCGCTCTGGCTTTATCTTGAAGATCTGACAAGTCATCTTTACCGCGAGCATGTATGGCACTGCCACCTTTGCGCTGAGTTAATGCTGCAATACTGCCACCGGCACTGCGAGTCTTGGGCTTGTCTCGATACTTTAATCCATCTCGCAGTAGACCTAACAAATGTTCGTCACTGCTGATTAAATCAATGTTATCAATTCCAGCCACTAATTGGCGACGGGCACCTTCCCATCCTTTGGCGACATTCTCTCGAATCTCGTTGTAGACATATTGATTTTTCAGTTCTTTGTCTTTAAAGTTTTTGCGACTTTCCTCCAGAATCTGGTGGACTTGTCCTTTACGTATATCGTAGAACTGATCTATCTTTGGTTTCAATTCCCTGATCTGCTGACTCTGCTGTTGAATGTATCTCTCATTCTGTTGCATAGCTGCTTGTATCCTAGCAAGTGCAGCAGGATCTCTTGTCTGCTGTAATTGCTGTTGAAAGGTAGCTTGATAACCTTGTGTCTTTACAATTTCATCGTAGGCCCGTTGTAATTGAGGCGTTACGGTGAATTCCATTGCCAATATTAAACCTTCAGTTTCGGCACGCTTATTGTTTAAAAATTCATCAAACTCTGCACGCTCGACTTTAAGTTGTCTTGCATCTTCACTAATTGCTGCTCCTTGGCCTAGGATAGCCGCTGCCTTCTTAGCATCTATCTCGATGGTCTTTCCATTGCGTTTGAACCTAAACTTAGCGTTTGGATTCTCTTCGGCAAATTCTAGAAAATCGATGATATCTGCACTGGTCGAATCACCGTCGCTTACCTCTTCAGGGGCGGGCGTGTCATCGTTGGCTGGGTCATCTTCAACTTCTGTTACTGCAACTTCTGGCTCTACTAAATCGGTATCGCTGTCGGCGACGCCTTCTGGGGCCACAGGGCGTTCATCAGTTGCCACTGAAGAATTACCTGTCCCAACTTGTTCTGGTTGCTGTGGACGATTACGCTCTGCGACATTTCGCATTGCGGTCATCTTGGCAGCAATTGCATCCAGCCCAGTGTTGGCTTCTTTGACAGGGACCACCTCGGCAACCGGGTTGGGTTTGTCATTAACTAGGACTTCCATACTTTTCCTTTATATAATATCCGATGGGGCCTGTTGGCTTACCACCTTATCTTTATACCATTTTGCTTTTTGCAAACTAGCTATAAATCCATCAATTCCAGCTAGAGAATTACTTATTGCAATTCTCTGTAAATTTGTTTCTGCGGTGTGACCGCTTACTGCACTTAACTGATCCAATAATTCAAACTTGTAATGGTGTATAAACTGTGCAAATTCTTTGTTTGTCAATAAATTTTCTGCACTACTACCGTATTGTTTGACGCGATCCAGTTGTGCCGGAGTCATCTTTTTAACATTATTTAAATCTATGCGGATTCTACTGTTAAAAGAATCCGTTACTTGATCATCTATCATTTCAATTCAGTTCCGTTCTTAATTTATTTAGTATCGCACAGCTTTGTCTTCTCCGATCAAAGCTATGGCTTCCAGTTGCTTGTCTGCGGCTGTGCCCTGCACACTGGCAATAATTTCCTGTGTTTTAGCCTTGGACAATTCTGCGTCGGCTAATTTCTTTTGATCATCTGGGCTTGGTTGTTTCTGGCTGGCAGCTTGTTGTGCCTGCGTGACCATTTCCATGACTTCTTCTTCTGTGGGCAAGTAAGCATCTGCATCTTTGATGCCCAATACATACAACATGTCTTCGTAGGGTTTGCGTAGTTTACTAAAGGCCTTGGCAGTCAGTGCACCACTTTGCACGCCGGCAGTGACTTCTTGTGTTAATTGTGTCTGTGCTTGTTTAATAACTGTTAAACGTTGAATACTGTTTTCTTCACTACGCATACCCAACGCTAGTTCAATTTTAATAGTTTTGCGTTCGTTGAAATTCATAGCATCGAAACGTTCGAAGTCCATGAATTCAGGTTTGCCTTCTGGATGGAATTCTGCTGCTAGTTTACGCACACCGTAGTCATCTCCAAAAGCAATCAATGTTCTCCAAATTAACCAAATAGCATCTTTCAATCCTTCGGCACAGTTCTTAACTGTGTTGTCTTGTATAATTTGGTTAGGAGTCAGTGCAAGTTGTAATTTGGCACCACTGTTGCCGGGACTCATGACTTCCGGATTGAACACATCACTGGGAGTGGTCATACCTACCATGGCCATGCTGTCTTGTTGTATGCGATTAATAGCTTGGTCAATGAAACGAATGTCTCCGCTGGGCGCAGGCATTGGATATATGTCTTTGGCCGGATCGAACTTGCTGTCCAAGATAAAGATAGCAGCTTCGCCGTCTTGCATCATTTCGAAGTCAACGCGATCTGGCTTAACACCAATACGTGCTGTGGCCTGTAATAGACCTAGATGTAGTTCTGCTCTGTGTCCAGCAGTCATATATTCCTGCATGGGCACAACACTTTCTGCCACAGCCATACCATAGAAGTTTTGTGCCAATGGCTTTGGACACATATTGGCAATAGGAATAAATTCTACTTCTTTGGCACTGATAACATATTGACCACTGTAAACTAATTCAATTAATTCTAATTCACCGTCGTTGTCAATGTCGTAACGGTTATAAACTGTGAGCACAGTGACTTGACGTGCTTCTGGTTCTTGCGCCGAATAGCCCTGTGCAGGTAAGCCATTGATAGGCACACTGTCACGGGCGTGTATGGCCAAGTTGTTTAACAATGAACCAGCTTGATAACTGCCCACGTTGCTGTATTCAGCATAGACTTTAAACTGTTCTAGATCGATGTCAGGATATAATTCTGTGGCTTCTTGTATGCTCATTGGCTTGTAGAATCCGCAGAAAGGTTGTTCTTGAATGTCGATCACTGTGGGATCGCACATAAAGTAATGTTGTGCGATAGGACGGAATTTAACGTTTAAGTTATAACCAGTTAACTTATATTTGGCTTCGTAGATTGTGTTGCGTGTGATAGCATCGCTTAACAATTGATCTGCTTCGTCTAGACCCATGGGCGCTGACTGTGCTGCCAATGGTCCCACAGCTTCTGCGCTAACTTCAGTGTCTAACTCATCGATGGTTACTTGTAAACCAATTTGACTTTTTTGTTCTGCGGCTGCTTGCATTTCGCTGGGTAATTCTTTCATTACCGTTTCCATGTCGACGTTGATTTTACGACGTTGTGTGCGTAATGCTGTTAGTCCACCATCTGCTGCTTGTTGTTCGAATGCTCGCAATTGATCCATGGTGCCCTGTGTGGTCACATAACGCACAAAACTTTCACGCATGGGGCTGATCATCATTTCGCCATTTTTGTGCAAGCAAGCGTCCATGACCCAGTGTTGTAAGATAAAGTGTGGATCGTTGTTTTGATTAATTAGTTTATGAACCATGTTAGTGGCTTGACGGGCAGCAACTTCATCTGCACTGTTATCAGCCACGAATTCAAAATTAATTTCACCGTTTTGTGCAATGCCTTTGGTAATCACAGCAGTTGCATAATCAACAATGGGCTTGACCACCGGGTGTATGTAATCAATACCGTTTACTGGCGCAGTAGAATCACTGACTGGCAACATTAAGTATTGATAATCCGAATTCCTATTAATGGAATTCTTTGTTGCTAAAAGTCTTAAGTTTGCTGCACATTTGGCATCTAACAGACTTTTCATTTTAACAAACCGTGCCATCATTCCGGAATGGCCATTCAAATTACTAATAACTACATTTCTTAAATCTAACACGATTTATTTTCCTTTGTTCTTTTTTGCTGTTTTAGCAGCTTGTTTAAAAGCCCGGGCGGTAGGAGCTCCGGGCGTGCCGGGCTTACGCATACGCTCCGGGGAGCCGGCAGCTATGCGTTTTCTTTTAGCCTGTATGTTAGCATAAAGTCCTGGTAATTTTGCTTTCATTTGCAACCCCAACGTTTTCTAGCGGCTAGACCGCGGTCACCAGTCCAACTTTCACTGCGGGCACAAAAACTATCGTGCCTGGCGCCTTTCTTTTGCGGGGCTTTCAAATTGCTGCCGGTTTCTCTGTTGTATTTGGCACGACCTTTTGCAGTAAGCCCAGCGCCCTTGCTGACTGGTAACTTCTCACCGCGTCCCACACTAAGATTGACTTTTTTCTTTGGCATTAATAGACCTTGTATAGATTATTTAGCGTTATGCAACACTGCCCTTTTCTGAGTCCCATGCCTTTTTCCATACTGGCTTCTCAGCATAGCGATTAGCTTGCCAAACTCGCATGTTGTGTTTAGCTTGTTCGAATTTTCTTTTTGGTGTGCTGGCACTGAATTCTTCGGCGTATCCATTTAAACATCCTAACAGTGCATAACGAGCACTATCAATGCAGTCATCGGGATCACTGAAACGTCCCCGTTCATCTGCGTAATAGTTTTGTGCTTCTCTTAAGAATTCTACACAATTTTCATTGATATGTAAAGTTCCTAGTTCCAGCATTTGCCTCATCATATTTACGCCAAAACTTTTATAGTTGCTGCGACGGCCTTGTTCGTCCGGCGGATTCATGATGGGATCAGGGTGAACATTTAGTTCATATTGTTCAAACAATTGACGTATGCTTAAACTGGTCATTGTGTAACGGCCCGGTGTGCCTGCATCCGGTGGTAACACAATAGGCGTTCCGAATACTTCTGGCCTCATAAGGTGTTGAATGTAATTCATTGGATTGGCTTCTTCTGTGCCTTTGACCACTATCTGTGTGTGTAACCAAGCTTGGCTTTCGTTGGGGTCCCAATACATTAAACTGATCACAGTTTTATCATTGACTAGGCCTAGGTCTAGTGCAATAATGCGATGTAACCCATAAGTGTTACGAAAGTCATAGTCTGCGGTTTTATACGTGGGCCAATTACGAATCTGAAACACTGCACCTTTGCCCATGACCGGCATACCATTACGGCGAGCGTCACGTTCATGCGCTAGATAATCTCGCTCTAACTGCAAACGGGTGGCCATTAATAAGAAAGGTTCGCCCCATGGATCGTATTCAGGACAGTCGTCCCAGCTTACGCGAATATGTTCATAGCCTTCTTCTCTGTGCCAAAACTTGCTGACCAATCCGTTTAAACCTTTTAATGGCGTAAACGAACACATGACCATGCCCTGTGTTGTGGCAGTTCTAGTTACAATTTCACTGAAGAAGTCATCGGGCGGCTGTTCATCGAATACTGCAATGTTTAATTTGAAACCCTGCATTTGACGAACTTCCTGTGTGTAGTTGGCAAACAATAGATAACTGTTGCTGCCGCTGCTGTGTCGTATTTCACAGCCAATACAGTTAGCACCGTCGTTACGCATGGTGTCTAGCACAATGTTGTCTCTAGGTATAGCACCTGTGCCCAATGCGTGTGTCAATTTAACATCATTGGTGCCCAGTAATTCATTTTGCAATACCAATGCAACCTGTTGCCATCCTTCGCCTGCTACCATGACGTTTACAGGTTTATCGAATCGATGACCTTCCCACCAATCAGGATATAGACCAGTGACGTGCATGGCAACTTCATAACAAGTGCTCACTGTCTTACCAATACGGTTAGCAGCCAAGATGCCTCTGCGTGGCCATGATCCGGTCTTAAAGAACCGGCGTTGATGTTCGAATGGTCTAAAGTATTTTAGTTGATTGAACTCCATGTCATCTCGCACTGTTAATACAAGATCTTCTAGCTGCTGTTTGGCAGTAAAGTTCATATGAGTTAGATTAGCGGTATCTAACTTAAGGTCATCGCAGACATAACGCAATGCCCGCCTAACTAGTAGTGCGGGGTCCAGCATTTATAAATCCTTTCGGATCTTTTGCAGATGTTCTGCTGCCGCAGCCAGATATTGTATTTCACTGGCGCTGAGATTCCATGTTGCCGGATCTGACACATCAATGTTTCCACGCTTGTCTAATCCGGCCTGTAACCTTTCCATGACCAAGCGAAGACAGTGTTCGACCTGGCCAGGAAACTTCGAAGAAAAAGCTTCGCGGTGTGCATGATTGACTTTTTGCAGTATACGTGTGTCTTGTATCTGTTTATTGGCCAACATTTGCCTAGCTGTGGGAATG